TTAGTAGCACTGGTAAATCAATGGTACTAGGATTTTAATTTAGGAGATAAGAAATATGGCAAGTGAGTTAATGAAAGTAAAAATGGTAGCAGGAATTACCAATGCTGAAAACGATGTATTAACTGTAGCAAGTGGACACACGTACACAATACTTAATTTATCATTATGTGAAACTGCAGGAGCAGCTGAAACTTTTGATATGTATATCAGAGATGATGCAGGTGGCAGTGACTATGAAATTTACTCAGATCAAGCACTAGGAGCAAATGCAACTTTTGAACACACAACTAGATTAGTTCTAGAAGCAGCAGATGTTCTTTCAGTGAAACTAGCAAGTTCTGGAGACGTTGATTGTGTTATCAGTTATCTAGACCAAACATTATAGGTTTATCATGAGCGGACCAGTCGCCAATAATATATTCAGAGCGTCTGGAGTTGTAGCCGCTGCAGCAGGTGGTCTTAATTGGAATTCTACAATTTTTACAGCACTGACAACTTTTACAGTAACAGTACAGAATGTTAGTGGTAATAAATATTTTATAGATGGAGTTCAACAACAAACTTTAAATCTTTTAGAGGGATTTACATATAAGTTTGATCAATCAGATAGTTCTAATTCATCTCACCCTTTAAGATTTTCTACAACAAGTGGTGGTTCACACGGTGGTGGTTCTGAATATACTACTGGAGTTACAACTTCTGGAACACCAGGAAGTTCTGGTGCATATACTCAAATAGTAGTAGCTTCTGGTGCACCTGTTCTTTATTATTATTGTACTGCTCATTCAGGAATGGGTGGAACAGCAAATACAACTGCTGAAACTGTCGAAGCTAATAGAGGTTATTGGATTGATACTACTTCAACTACTTGTACAATTACATTACCTAGTTCACCTTCTAAAGGAGATCAAATAATACTTGTAGACTACGCAAGAACATGGGGAACAAACAAAATTACACTAGATTCAAATGGGTTAAACTATCAAGGCTCACCAGATACTTTTACTTTAGAATATAGCACCAGCGGTGAAGTTTTAAATATAATTTATTCAGACGCAACTAAAGGTTGGATTCCACAAGATGATGATGAAGTAGCCGATGTTCCTGTTGAACCTCCAACTCAAAGAGCAATTTTTGCTTACGGTAATGATGCAAGTAATGATGTATTAATTTCAAATTTAGTAAATAGTTCAGGAACAGTAGCATCTAACACATCGATTACTGGAACTGCCAGAGAGTATACTCAAGGAGCTGAATATGGTGGAGATAAAGGTATCATAACTTATACAAATGCTGCTGATGTAACAAATTTAGTTTCTAATGAAGGTGTTGTAGCAGCTAACACTACAGGTGTGGGTACTAATAGAAATAACCCAGCCGCAACAAAATATGGTTTAGATAAAGCAATTTTTGGTTATGGTTACACTAATGCAAATGTTAGTTTAACAAATTTAGTTTCTAATCAAGGAGTTGTAGGAAATGATGTTACTGGTGTTGGAACTGCTAGAAGAAATGCATGTGGAACTGGTTTTGGTTTAACTGGTCAAGCAATATTTGGTTATGGTTATTCTAATGAATATTCTAGAGTGCTTAATTTAGTTTCAAGTGAGGGGGTAGTTGCAAGTGATACTACTTCTGCTGGGTCTGGGTGTCCAGGTAGAGGTGCGGCTATGTACGGATCAACTGGTCAAGCTATTTTTGCTTTTGGAGAAACTAGTGGTGGTATAACAGCAATATCAAATTTATGTACTAACACAGGTGTTGTAGGAAGTGATGTATCTGCTGTAGGAACAGCAAGAGTGTATGGGGCTATGTCAGCTTATGGAGGAGACAAAGCAATATTTGCTTTTGGATCAGTTACTTCTTCTGCATCCAATGTATCTAATAAAATTAACAACGTAGGTACAGTGGCTTCTGATACTTCAGGTGTAGGAACTGCAAGAAGTGGTCTTGCTGGATTAGGGTATTCATATAGTGCATAGTATGATAAAATTTTATAGGAAAAAATTATGAGTGGAATAGTACAAAACAACACGGTAAGAAGTTCAGGAACCATAGCTGTAGCAGCAGGTGGTCTTAATTGGGACTCTGCGGTTATAACAGGATCAACTCTTTCAGCTGAGGCAGGTAAAGGTTATTTTATAAACACAACTTCTAATACTTGTACAATCACACTTCCAAGTGCAGCAGAAACAGGAGATCAAATTGTATTTATGGACTATGCTAGAACATGGGGAACAAACAAAATTATAATAGATTCAAATGGATTAAACTATCAAGGTCAAGCCGATAGTTACACTGTAGAATATGAAACATCAGGTGAAACTTTAGACATTGTATATTCAGGAGCAACTAAAGGTTGGATTCCACAAAACGATGATACAGTGGCCGATGCACCAGTTGCACCAACTACTCAAAAAGCTATTATGATTTTTGGTTCAGATGATAACGGAGCAACTGCTACTGGTGTATCAAATTTAATATCAAGTTCAGGAGTTGTAGCTAGTGATACATCTGCAGTAGCAACAGCAAAATTAATGATGATGGCTGCTACTTATGGTTTTGATAAAGCTGTCTATGCTTTTGGAGATAACGGAAGTAGTGCAGGTAGTGCTAATAACAACACAAGAAATTTAGTTTCAAATGTTGGTGTTGTAGCTAGTGATGCTAGTGGTGCTGGTACTGCTAGAAGTGGTGGTGCTGCAACTGAATATGGTACGTCTGGTCAAGCAGTTATGGCTTTTGGTTATATTACTTCAGGAAATGCTGGTACTAGTGTAAGTAATTTAGTAAGTAGTTCTGGTGTAGTCGCAAGCGATACAACAGGCGTTGGCACCGTAAGATACTACGTAGCGGGTGGAAGATATGGAGTTGGTTTAGGAATATTTGGTTTTGGTCAAATAGCAAGTAATGGTAATAGAACAGCGATAACTAATAAAGTTTCTAGCTCTGGAGTTGTAGCTACTGATACATCTGGTGTAGGTACAGCTGGTTTTTCTCGATCTTTTGCAGAATATGGTGATGGTTTAGGAATGTTTATTTATGGTAATGGAGAAGGATTGGGGTATTCAAATTATACTAACAGAGTTTCAAATACTGGAGTAGTAGCGTCAAATGGTTCAGCTGCTGGAACTGGTAGAATGGACGGTTCAGCTAGTTCATATGGCGGAGATAAAGGTATAGCTGGATTTGGTTATAATGGTAGTGCTTTAGGAGTAACTAATTTAATTTCAAATACTGGAACCGTAGCTAGTGATACAAGTGCCGTTGGTGATGCAAGAGCAAAAGGCGATATGGCTGGGTATTCAAACAGTGCATAGTATGATAAAAGATTATAGGAAAAAATTATGAGTGGAATAGTAACAAGTAATGTATTTAGATCATCGGGAGTTATTGCAGCTACGGCAGCTGGAATTAACTTTCAATCTACAGTTACAACAGGAACAACTCTAAGTGTCGAAGCAGGCAATGGTTATTTTATAGATACGACTTCTAATATTTGCACAGTAACATTACCTGGTTCAGCAGAAGCAGGAGATCAAATAGTATTGGTTGACTATGCAAGAACATGGGGAACCTATTCAGTGTTTATAGATTCAAATGGTTTAAATTTTCAAGGTCAAGATGATACTTATATTGTAGAGTATGATACATCAGGGGTTACTGTTAACATTGTTTATTCAGGAGCATCTAAAGGTTGGACTCCAATCTCAGATGATGTGGTAACTGATGCACCTGTTGCACCCCCTACACAAAAAGCAATATTTGCTTTTGGATTTGTTAATGCAGGTAGTGAAACAAACGTAAGTAATTTAGTTAGCTCTAATGGTACTGTTGGAAATGATGTTACTGGTGTTGGAACTGCTAGAACTTATTTTTGCGGAGCTAGTTATGGCAGTGATAAAGGTATTATGGCATTTGGTGGAGCTTTAACTGGTGCTAATAAAACTGGTGTTAGTAATTTAATTTCTAATCAAGGAGTTGTAGCATCAGACACAAGTGCTGTTGGTACTGCTAGACTAAATCCTGGTGCGGCTGGGTTTGGTACAACTGGTCAAGCAATTTTTGCATATGGTTCAAGTGCTTCAGGTAATTCAACTATAGTAAACTTTATATCTAATAGTGGAGTTGTAGCTAGTGATAGTTCTGGTGCTGGTACTGCTAGAAATAATCCTGAAGGTGCTAGATATGGAGTTGGTTTAGCAATTATGGCTTATGGTGATACTGGTAGTAATACAAATATTTCAAATAAAATTTCAAGTTCTGGTGTTATTGCGAGTGATACATCTGGTGTTGGTACTGCTAGAACTGGACTTGGAGGAACTTCTTATGGTGGAGATAAAGCAATTTTTGCATATGGTACTGGTGACACAAATATAAGTAATTTAGTTAGTAATACTGGAGTAGTTTCCTCAGACGTAAGTGGTGTAGGTACAGCTAGAAATAACGTAGCTGGAACTAATTATGGGGGAGATTTAGGTTTATTTGGTTATGGTTTATCTGGTTCAACTAATCAAAATATGACTAACAAAGTATCAAATCAAGGTGTTGTAGCAAGTGACACAACTGGAGTAGGAACAGCTAGAGTTATGCCTTCTGCTTGTGGGTATTCATTAAGTGCATAAAATTAATAACAACAATAAAGGAGAAAAATAACATGGCGTCAAAGTTTAATAGTGAATTTAATTATAGGTATCAAGTAATAGGAGATACACCTTGGGAAAAGATAAAAACTTTACAAGGATTTTTAGAAGGAAGAATTAGAGCAGCGGCTCTTGAAGAAGTAGGTCTTTTAAAAAAGCAAGCTAAAATTGCTAAATTAAAACATTTAGAGAATGGTGGTAATGGTTTAGAACATGAGATACTAGAACTTAAAGCTGAGATACTAGAAGCTAAAAGTCATCAAGCAACGGAAAAAGAAGCGTTTGAACTTAATAGAAAAGAAATTACAATACTAGAGAAACTACTAGAAGAGCTATATGTTATTGCAGAACCTACAAGAATACCTGGTTATTCTGATGAAGAGATGTGGGAAGCTAATCAAGCTAATGAATTTACTGTTAATATTGGTAGAGAAATACAAGCTGAAATGATAGCAAATGGTAGACCTTCTCCAGCTAAATTAAAAAATGCTATGAGTAATCCCTATACATGGAACGCATTAAAGGATATAGGTTTAGTTCCAAAAGAAACAAAGATTTTAGTTGGAAATATTAATCCAAATGATAAGATAAAACTTATAGGAGTAGAAGATGAAGTTATATAAATTAGAAGCAAGTGGTCATGAAACGTTCTTTGGAACTATGGAAAACCCAATTACAAGAGATGTTACAATTATAGCACAAACACCAAGTTGTGATGCTTTTTTGTTATTGTCTAAAGATGCACAGGATGGTTTAGAATTACTAAGTACAGTACCTTCTGGATTTGATTTTACTTATTGTCAAGAATGGGGTCTAACAATTAATGACGCTGTTGTTGCTAGAGTAGTATTAGATTTAAGAAGAAAAGCTTATGGTACTTGGGAATCTCAGCTAGAAAAAATACATGACGATGGTATTGATAGTTGGAAAACGGACCAAGCAGCAGTTAAAGCAAAATTTCCTAAATAGCACTTTACGATTTGCAGGTTGAATTTGCCTGTAATCTAATATAAACCATAATAAACAGGTTTTTATATGTTACAAAAAATAGGATTTGCACCGGGATTTAACAAACAAGTTACAGAAACTACTGCCGAAGGACAATGGGTCGGTGGTGATAATGTAAGATTTAGATATGGTACACCTGAAAAAATAGGTGGTTGGTCACAATTAGGTGAATCAAAATTAACAGGAGCTGCAAGAGCTTTACATCATTTAGTTAACAAGTCTGGTAACAAATTTGCAATCATAGGAACAAATAGAATTTTATATGCATATACTGGTGGTGTATTTTATGACATTCATCCTATCAAAACTACAACAACATTATCAAATGCATTTAGTACAACGAATGGTTCTGCAACAGTTACAATAACATTTAGCACGGATCATAATATTCAAGAAAACGATATTATTCTTTTAGATAATTTTACAGCAATAACTAATTCTAATTTTTCAGCATCAGATTTTGATGATAAAAAATTTATGGTAACATCTGTTCCAACAGGAACAACTCTAACTATTACAATGCCCTCTAATGAAACTGGATCAGGTGCTACAACATCTGGAGGTATTAGAGTTCAACATTATTATCCAGTAGGACCTGCAGAACAATTACCTGGTTTTGGTTGGGGACTAGCTTCTTGGGGTGGAACTGTAACAGGTGAAGCAACTACAACTTTAAACGGTGGTATTAATTCTTCAACTACAACTATTGTATTAACCGATGCATCTCAGTTTCCAAGCTCAGGTACAAACTTTATTCAAATAGGTTCAGAAGAAATTTCATACACAGGTATATCAACAAATACTTTAACAGGTGTTACAAGAGCTGTTAGAAATACAACAGCTGCAACACATTCAGATGGTGCAACTATACTTAATAGTTCAGATTATGTTGCATGGGGAGAAGCTGCATCTGGTGACTTAGTTGTTGATCCTGGTTTATGGTCTATTGATAACTTTGGAGATAAAGTAATTTCCTTAATTCATAATGCACAAGTATTTGAATGGGATTCAAACGCAGCAAATGCTGTAACAACTAGAGCAACTATTATATCGGGTGCACCAACAGCATCACGTGATATGTTAGTATCTACTCCCGATCGTCACTTAGTATTTTTTGGAACAGAAGAAACTATTGGTGATCCAACAACTCAAGATGAAATGTTTATTAGATTTTCAGATCAAGAAGATATTAATACT